CTCTCTCTATGTTACTCTTACTCTAAAGCTGATTGTGTACCCGATACAGCAGGACTTTGCACTCCTGGTGTTACTATCACAGAAGAGTCTGAAACTGTCATAACAGAAGAGGATTTAGGAACAGAGATTGTTACAACGACAACAACCACTGTCACAACTACAACTAAAACTATCACAAACCCAAACTCAGGAGATATTCTAGATGGAGATGCAGGATATGTAGTTACATCAAAAGAAGGTGATATGGATATTGACTGGGGTGGTCAAGGAGGTGCCAACATGCCTTCAGGTAATTCTTGTTATGGTTTAGGTTCAGATAAGTGTGCCCAGATTACAGGTAGTGGTAATTCAACATCAACAATGGGTGTTTCAGGTATGGGCACAACATTTATAAATACAATTGACATATCTGATTTAAATATACAAAAGGGTGGAGAAGTAAGATATACAATCGAAGTTGATAAACAAGATGCTCAAGATAGAATATACATGCACATCACAGGTCTTAACGGATCAAGCCAAGTCTTTAGTGGAACTGATGTCTTGTCTGAGTCTGGAGTGGCTTCAGGTTATCAATCGTACAATGGGACTTTCGATTTCGCTGGCGTTTTAAATAAAATTACTGTTGAGGTAGGGGGTAGAGATATTAACCTTGCCATCGGTCCTTTGTTTGATGACGTTACAGTTGATGTCTTTTACAATGTAATCAATACAATTATCACTGAACAGATAACTACAATCGAAGAAATATATTACCTCAATCTTTTTGATACTGTTGAACTAGATTTTGTAGAAGAAGTTTTCGAATATAATGATGTCAGTGTTGATGATGGAGAAATATCTTTTGCTCCAATTGAACCTGAAGTAGAAGAAATTACTGTTGCAAGTGTTGAAATAGAAATAGCTGAGATAGAGATTAATTTGCCTGAACCTGAAGTTGAGATTGTTGAGGTAGAAACAGAAGTTGAAATAGAGATTGAGATGGAAATGGAAGAAATTGTAGTTGTAGAAGCAGAACCAGAGGAAGAACCTATCGAAGAATCTCAAGAAGAATCACAGGAACCAGAACCAGAAGAAACGCAAACACCACAAAAAGAAGAAGATCCAGAAGAAAAGGTAGAAGAAGAGAAAGCATCGGAGCCTAAAGTATCAAAGAAAGAAAAAGCTGCTACCAAAATAGTAAAAAAAATTGACGATAAAGCAAGGTATGATGACGCTGCTCAAACTAAAACATTAATTGTGATGCAAATACTAGGAAACACAAAAACATTTTTTGATAGTCAATCGTACCTTCAAGATACAAATGTGACAGAATATTTAAACAAGACAATAGACGATCAATATGGTATGCTATTTAATATGGCACAAGATAATACAATTTCGGAGATGATAGATGCCCAGTATTGAGTATAGCGGAATGAAGATAACTGGAGGGAAGGTGTTTGCCATCTTTACTTTACTAGGTGCTCTTGGTGGTGCTGCATGGACAGGCTTCACTTTCTATCAAGATTATCTCAACATGAAGGAGAAGATAACTCTATATACTGAGCCAGACCTCTCTCAATATGATGAAGGTATGGCTGTGTTAAAATCAGAAATAGATATGATACTGCAAGAAATAACTATAATTAGTGACGTAGCACGTGATATGCGTTCAGATATGAAGGCTGATTTACGTCAACAATCTGGAGATATTCGACACATAACTGAAATTGTAAATGATGTGGAAGATAGGCAAAAAGAAGATAATAGAGAGCTTCTTAATGAAATGAAATTACTAGAAGAAAGTCTTGACTTAAAGATAGATAAAGCTTTAAATAACCCTTTAAGTGGAATGTCCGCTAAAACAAAATGAGGAGTATATCAATGTGTGACTGTAAAACAGATCAGGACTGTATATGTCGTTTAAGATAGAACTTAAAACTATTCTACCTTATGTTGTTTTAATAGCAACAATTGGTATGACATGGGGTATGTGGTCAGAGAGACTTAATGCAGTGGAAAAGAAAGCTGATAGTGTTGCAGAAATGCAACAAGATATAGCTATTATTAAAAGTAAAATTCTTGATATGGACGATAGAGTTGCATGGATAGAAGAATTTTTAATTAAAACCTCAGATTTTTAATGGCCATATCTAGGGCCCAAGTCTCTAAACAAGTTTCTAAACCACCCCAAAAAAAGAAGTGGTCTATGAAAAGAAAAAGAAAAATTAACTGTAACAACCCTAGAGGTTTTAGTGAAAAAGCACATTGTGCAGGAAGGAAAAAAAGATGAAACAAGCCAAAAAGAAAATAAAAAAAGTAATTAAAGGTTTGAAAAAAGCTTCTAAATTACATGCTGGCCAAGCTAAAACATTGAAAGGAGTCATAGGTGGCGGATCCAAAAACGGGAACGGGAAAAAAGCCTAAAGGCTCTGGAAGAAGATTATATACGGATGAGAATCCTAAAGACACTGTCGGCATTAAATTTGCAACTAAAACTGACGCTAAGAACACAGTTGCGAAAGTTAAAAAGGTTAAGAAACCGTTTGCGAGGAAAATTCAAATCCTTACTGTTGCTGAACAAAGAGCAAAAGTAATGGGTAAAAATGAAATTGCTAGCATTTTTAAAAAAGGAAAAGAAAGTATTAGAAAATCACATAAGACTTAATGAATAGTTGGTAGATCAAATTCGAAATCCACTATAACTGTTAAATCTTCATTTTCTGGTTTTGGGTCGCTCATTCTATAAAAATATACGAAAGGAAAAATAATGGAAGAACTTAATGTAGTATATAAACTACAAAGATATTTAAAACAATCTATCCAGGACTGTACGGATACCATTTTGTCAGGTGTTGACAGTCTTGAAAAATATCAATATCTTATTGGCAAAGTTCAAGGATTTGAACAAACACTACAGGAACTCTCTAACCTGCTAGATAACAAGGAGCAAAACGATGACTAAACACGCACTACAAGAGAAATATAAAGAAGAGGATAAAAAACAAGCAGAAGAAGATAAGAATAAAGTTAGAGCTGAAAATCTATCTAAAGAAGTATTAGAAAAACTACCCAACCCTTCTGGTTGGAGAATATTGGTATTACCTTTCGAACCTAAAGATAAAACTAAAGGTGGTATTATTATAGCTCAAGAATCACTAGACAAGTTACGAATAGCTACTAATTGTGGTTATGTTATAAAGGTTGGACCTTTGGCGTATAAAGATGAAGATAAATTTTATACAGGCCCTTGGTGCAAAAAAGGCGATTGGGTTATTTTTGCTCGATACGCTGGATCACGACTCCCTATTGAAGGTGGAGAAGTGCGATTACTAAATGATGATGAAGTCCTAGGAACAATTAATAATCCTGAAGATATTCTACATCACATATAAACATAGGAGAAAACTATGCCCGAAGAACTAAAAAGAGAAGAACCAATGGTTGACGTTGGTGAAGTAGAGGGAGCAGAAATAGATTTAGATAAAGATAATTCTGCACCAGAACAAAAAGAAGAATTACAAGTTGAAGAAACAACTGATTCGGGAGAAGATACAACACAAGAAACTGAAGAAACAAAAGAAGAAGCACCACAGAAAGAAGAACTTGAACAATATAGCGAAGGTGTAAAAAAGAGAATTGCAAAGCTTACACGTAAAATGCGTGAAGCAGAACGTCAGAAAGAAGAAGCGATTACCTATGCAAAAACAATAGCAGATAGACAAAAAGAACTTCAAGACAGATATCAAAGTTTAGATACAAACTATGTTTCTGAATTTGAAAACAGAGTAAAATCAAACCTTGAAGCAGCTAAAATAAAATTAAAATCAGCTATAGATGCACAGGACGTAGATGCTCAAATAGCAGCTCAAACAGAGATATCTTCTTTGACCATGGATGCTGCAAGATTAAATCAAGTCAAAGCACAAAAACCTACTAGGTCTTTACAGGAGGAAGAAAAACCTGTCGCACAACCACAAGGAGGTTATGCTAATCCAGCGCAGCTAAAACAAGCAGCGCAGGAAATGGACCCTAAAGCGGAAGCCTGGGCAGCTAAAAACACTTGGTTTGGCACTGATAATGCTATGACTTATACAGCATTTGACATACACAAGAAACTAACTGAGGAAGAAGGATATGATCCTTCTAGTGAAGAGTATTATCAAGAAGTGGATAAAAGGATAAGACTTGAATTTCCTCAAAAATTTGGTACAACAGAAAATACTACACAAGAGAAACCCTCTCAAACTGTAGCTTCAGCCAAACGTCCGGCAATGACAGGACGCCGTAAAACTGTGAAACTCACACCATCACAGGTCGCAATAGCTAAACGATTAGGTGTGCCACTTGAAGAATATGCGAAACAATTAGTCGCGAAGGAGGCATAAGCATATGGAAAACGAAACTAAGATAAATAAAACTTCCCGCGCGAGTCAAACTCGAGTTAAAGAGTCTCGAAAACAAGTTTGGACTCCTCCATCATCTTTAGATGCACCCCCTGCTCCAACAGGATACAGACACCGTTGGATAAGAGCCGAAAGTATGGGCCTAGATGATACTAAAAATATCATGGGTAAAATGAGGTCTGGATGGGAATTAGTGAGAGCTGATGAATATCCAGAAGAAGATTTTCCAACCGTACAAGACGGAAAACATAGTGGGGTAATCGGAGTTGGTGGCCTACTGCTAGCTAGGATACCGGAAGAGATCGCAAAATCTCGAGAAGAATACTTTAAACAACAAGTAGCTGATCGAGAACAAGCAGTTGAAAACGATCTTATGAAGGAGCAGCATAATGCGATGCCGATCAATCAAGATCGACAGAGCCGTGTAACTTTTGGTGGCTCCAAGAAGAACTAATCTTTTAGTTATTCCGAATCATCAATTAAACTAACAAAGGAGTAAAACAAAATGGCAAATCAAGATAGCCCAAATGGTTTGAAACCTGTTGGTAAGATTGGACAAAACGCAGATAACCAGGGTATGTCCGAATATCAGATAGCAGACAACGAAGCGTCTTCTATCTTCCAAGGCGACCCTGTTATACCACAAGCCTCTAACACAGGTTTTATTGATGTGGCTGCTGCTGGCAATACACTACTAGGTGTATTTTGGGGATGTAATTTTACAGATCCAACAACCGGAAAACCAACGTTTCGAAACCATTACACACAAACTAATATCACTTCTGGTGATATTGACGCTTTCGTATATGACGATCCTTACGAAAGATTCGAAGTACAAGGTGATGGTGCTTCAGCAAGAACAGATATATTTAAAGTAGCAGATATCGTGTACGCTGCTGGTTCAACAGTAAATGGAACATCCAATGTTGAATTAGACGTGTCAGATTTAGCTGCAACTGACGGCCAACTAAGAGTTGTCGGTATATCTACTGATCCGAACAATAGCGAATTGGGTTCTGATAATATAAACTACATTGTTTATATCAACGAACACACATTCCACACAGCATTATAATAGGAGTAATTAAATTATGGCTATATCACGTAATCAACTAGTTAAAGAACTAGAGCCAGGTTTGAATGCACTATTCGGCTTGGAATACAATCGTTATGAAAATCAACACGAGGAAATCTACACCAAAGAAACTTCAGACAGAGCTTTCGAAGAGGAAGTAATGTTAAGTGGTTTCGCAGGTGCTAGTGTTAAACCAGAGGGTTCCGGCGTTGTCTATGACAATGGTCAGGAAACCTACACAGCAAGATATCAGCATGAGACTGTTGCATTAGCTTTCGCAATTACAGAGGAAGCTATTGAAGACAACCTTTATGATAGACTGTCAAGCAGATACACAAAAGCTTTAGCACGTTCAATGGCTAACACCAAACAGGTGAAAGCAGCTAACGTATTAAACAGAGCTTTTAACTCTAGCTTTGCAGGTGGTGATGGTAAGGAGCTTTGTGCTACTGACCACCCAACTATCTTTGGTACTGTCAGCAATGAATTAGCAACATCTGCTGATCTCTCTGAAACATCTATTGAACAAGCATTAATTGATATTAATGCATTCAGAGATGAGAGAGGATTGAAAGTTGCAGCACAAGGAGTAAAAATGATTATTCCTTCAGAACTTCAATTCACAGCAGAGAGAATTATGAAATCTGCTAATAGAGTTGGCACAGCAGATAATGACTTGAATGCATTAAAGAGCATGGGAATGGTCCCACAAGGTTATGTAGTGAACAACTACTTAACTGATACTGATGCTTTCTTCATTATCACTGATGTTCCTAACGGTATGAAATACTTTGAAAGATCACCAATCAAAACTTCAATGGAAGGTGATTTTGATACCGGTAACGTAAGATACAAAGCAAGAGAGAGATATTCTTT